TTACCGTTCTTCCATATAAATACTCTCAACTCGTCCAATAGTCTTATGGATCTGAAGGTTACTTGTTTGTTCTCAATGAAATCGCGCATCTTTTCGATAACGTTCAATCTTATTTTGGTCGCCATGGTGAAGCCAGGAACCAGGGTATTGTTACCATTATGCACGGTCAAATAAGTCTGGAAATCAGCACTATTATCAGCTCTGTGACTGTAGTGCATGTTATTGTATCCACTCTCTAGTACGGATTGGATAACGTCCCATCCAATATTGGCGTTTTCTATCACCAGTAAGGCTCTATTGTATTTGGTGGCAATGGCAATTAGCTCGTTCGCAAAGAATCTTGTGTCTATTTGAGCCTTGTACTCGGCTACTTGGGTCAATGTATCCACGTCAATCACATGATAAGTGGAGTAGTCCATTCCGTCTCCTCTGGCAACGTCAGCAACCACCATATAGTATCTCATCGGATCGGGATATTCCCACACCCATAGAGCTCTATCGAGTCCCTCTCTATTAAGTGGCTCTTTGATGGCGTTCTCTGCGTACCAGTTCAAAATATCGGGCTCAATTACAGTATTACCCGATGTAGCAAAGTCGCAATCGCACTCTTGTGCGGCCATTCTCACACCAAGATCTATGTCCTGTTGCTTTCTCCACTCGATGTCCCTTTCAGGGTGAACTGTCCAAGGTAAAGATATGGGTAAAAAGCCGTTCTCTTGCTTTTGTGCCTTGGTATAAGTGTTGTGAAACCAGTTACCAACACCGTTTGGAGTCGATAATGCTATACAACCTCCCCCGGTTGCCAAGGTCATCTTAGCGGCTGTATAAATTGTTTCGATGTTATCAATGAACGCGGCCTCATCTATTACTAACAGAGTCACGGCTTCAGAACGACCTGCGTCACCTGCTGCGGATACAGCTTTGATTTGAGAACCGTTGCTCAACCTAAGACTAAGTTGATTGTTAGACACCGATTTAGCAATCTTGCGCATCCAATCCGGCAAGTTATCGTAAGCGAATCGTACTTTTGTAACCATGTTCTTGGCAGTGTCCTGCTTTGTCGCGATTACAAGTACGTTCTTGTCTCGTTGGAACATCATCAACCACAAAGAGTAAGCGGATACTAGAGTAGAAATCCCCAACTGTCTTGATTTGTTGATAACCGAGTCGGAGTGTTTTTGAAACAGTTTTAAGACCTTTTCTTGGAACGGATAAAGATCGAACATTTGTCTACCTCTTTGCGGGTGTTGGATCATGTAGTACTTCTTCATGAAATACACAGGATCAGAGGCGCACTTAATGTACTCTTCTTTTATTCTTTCCTGTATGTTTATGCCTTCGGCTGCCATATTATTTGTGTGTTACAGCAAGACCAATGATAGCTGCGCCCATAGCAAACTTTTCGATCTTATTCATCTTCATTCTAAAGTCTTGCTTCTTCAAATCTCCCTTTAAACCTTCAACGATTGTTTTGTAATTTTCTTGTTGTTGAACTTGCTTGGAGATAATAGACTGATAGTTGTCTTCTTTAGTTCTTAAAGTCACGATGATTTTGTCCTTGTTACCCACAGTAGTTTGTAAGTTGGTAATTAAGCTGTCTTGATTCAATACGATGTTTTTTGTTCTATCGAAATCAAGCAAATCAACTACAACAGCTTTGGCTACTGGAATTGGTAAATGAGTAGTGTCTTTGGTTGGAGTTTTGTATTGCTCTTTATATCTGTCAACGAAGAAACTGTCCACTTGTTGAGGATGGTAAGTTGCAACCGCTTTTAACTTTGAGTTGTCTTCTTTTAAGTTTTGAATCTTTGCTGATAAAAAATTAGCAGTATTGCTCAACGCTAAATTTTGGTTCTCAACTACTGCAATTGTTGACTCTAAGCTGTCGTTTTGCTTTTCTATGCCCTTGATTTCTGACGCTAAAGAATCGATTTTGTTCTCGTAAGCTTTTGTGTTAAAGCGCTTACCCGATCCAAAAAAGTTAAATACCAAAAATGTAGCTGTTGCTGCCACGATTACGGTAATTATGGTTTTTTTCATAAAAAATTATTTATTATAAATATGCGAATGCTATTAATCTTCTTTCGATACCCTTTTACTCTTCTTGTAATTGGCCACGCTCTTTTCCCAAGTACTAGCGGATTGGTATTTTAGACCGTAGATATAGTACTCTTCTTTGCCGTCCGCGTATTTCCATGCGGCACCGTTAATTGAATGGGGTTTTGCGTTTTCTCCGGGTATTTCTACTAAGTGAATTGTATCTCCGGTTGTAGTAGTGATCGTTCTATACGATGGAATCTTTGACATTTATAACTTGTTTATACACAAATATAACCCGGTCTTATGACCGGGCTAAATTTATCTTTTATGTGTATTGAATTATTATTTAATTAAAGAGAACGCTAACTTAGAATTAGTAGGATTATAAGTCGATACGTTAGTTGCAAATTTAAAAGTTGCACTAGAAAAATTTCTTACCTTAAACGAGGCAGAACTCTTGCTTAAATTAAAATCTAAATAAATTTGCTTAACTTCAATTTTAGAAAGAATTTCCTTTAAAGCTTTTGTGTATTTAGGATTGCTATTTAATTCGTCTGCAACGCTATATGCTAAAGGAGATAATATTAATCCAAAGTATTTATCACCTATTTTAGCCCAGTTAAGATTTTCTTGTCTTGGACTTCTGCCTATAGCTTCATAAAAATTACCAAATTTAGACATTAAAATCTTAGTTTTTTGTGCATCTGATTTACCTTTGAATATTTTAGTTAATGCATAATTTATAGTTTTAATTGTAACTGCTTTTGGTGCAACTCCTAAACATGATGCCAAAGCGTTTAATCCTTTTGATTTAATTAATTTAGCTACATTGATATAACTTTCTGCAGTATCGCTTTCTACAGCAGCTTGTAATATCTTATATAATTCTAATTGATCAGGATATTTTGTAAGTCTTTTTGGATTTATTCCTTTTATCACTTGTATCAATGATGCTGCTGCACCCGCTTGATATTTTGAAGATATGCTGTATCCGTCTAAAAAGAAATCCACTAATGGATTGTTACCTCCTGGAAATTCTACGCCGGTTCCTGGATCTTCGACACTTTTCAACATTTCAATTGCTCCTAATACTTCTCCAAAATCTTTTCCTATTATATTAAGATCTGTAGAACTAAATTTACTCAATGATTTTGCTGTAGATGCGCTTAAATTAACTACATCTTCGTGTTCTTTTATGTTAGAAACATTTTTAAATTTAGTATGTGCGCCTCTAGCTATATCTTTAGTTACTTCACTTAAAGCTTTAACTAATTCTGCGTTTTTTATGATTTTAGGCAATTGAGCATTAACGTAAGAAGCTAATTTATTTTCGTCTGTAAATGTTTTACCTGTAAGATTTAAGTTAGTAGGAGTCAAAGATTTCGCTACAATTGTTCCTTCTTTTGTAACTTGATTCACAATAAATGCAGTATCGCCTTTTTGTAATCCGGCAACAGGTTTAGTTACTTCTACTTTGTAAGTATCGAATGTACTAGATTTTGATCCAGCACCAAAATTACCTTTTTCAACTTTACTTAGTTTGTAAAATTTTTCTGAACTAATTTTTGTTAATGCCTTTTGAATTTCTTTTTCTGCTTGATCTGGAGTTTCTAAATTGAATCTTAGATGAGCTCCGTGTTTAGAAGCTGTTTTACCTTTAAAACCTAAAGATTGCAATTGGGATAATAATAAACCTTTTAATGTAGGAGCTGCGGCCTCTTGTAATGGCTGTGTTTTCATAACTTTTATTTTTTGGTTAGAAGGCAAATATACCTCTTTAACCAGCGCGTTTATGAAATTTTGGCCAATATTTTTGAATTTCAACAAACTCTTAACAAGCGCTACTTCCTTCAAACTTTCTTCTCCACCGCCCTCTTCACCGCCGGTTTCTTCTGTACCCTCTTCTCCGCCCTCTTCACCGCCGCTTTGAGCGTATCCACCTCCACCTCCGTTAGCGAATCCGCTGTTTGGAGAGTTACCAGTTCCATCGTCATCTCTAGTACCTTGCTCTGCGCCTTCAGGACCTTTGGTTTTCAATGGACTGCCGAATTTAAGTAGTCTAGCAATCGCCTGCATCGCTCTTTCTTTGGTACCGATGTTGTTCATGTAGTACCTTTTACCGGCAATATTTGCCTCGTAAAAGCCTTTGCCCATATACGTAATAAAGAAAAATTGACCGTTGTGTAAAACGATCTTGAATGTAGTTGGCTTGGGTGCAACAACGAATATAGCGGTCAAATATTGTTTGAAGTCAGAGCTCATTAACTCTACAAGGGTCCTTGTAAGGCCATGATATTTGCGTATGATAAAGCCCATTGGGTCCTCTTCGAATCCATGGGGTTTTGTAGGTTTTTCGTTTGGTTGCTTTTGAGGATCGTTAGGATCTGCGTCTGCTTCCAATAATATCTTTAGTATGTTGTTGTT